TTGAGGCAATCGAGGCAGCGATGCCGACCACCCGGGTGGTGACAGGCGCCTGCCGGCCTCGCAGCATATTGTAGATGGCAAGGCCGTCCCAGACGTTGCCGCCGGGGCTGTTGATCTCGATCACCAGGGGGCCTTGGCCGACGTCCTGCAGGGCCTGGCTGAAAGCCTTGGCCGAGATTCCGGATCCACCGAACCAGTCCTCACCGATCTGATCGAAGATCTGAAGGGTGGCCGGCTCAGAGGCCGAGGCCCGGGGTTGATAGGAAAGCCAGTTGTTGATCTTGGTCATTCTGTTTTCTTGGATCTGGTTTTCCGTTTCTTAGCCGCAGCAACCACCTCTTGGATGGGTTGGGCCGGGATCTCCTCGGGCATTGTCCTAGAGGGCTCTGCCTCGGCAGCCATCTCGGCTGGCTCGGGCGCGATAGGCTGCTTCTGGGCGGTCGAGATCTCAGAGACATCGAGGCCGTACTTAGTGGCCAGGTCTTGGATGTACCGGGCTTGCTGGGCCTTGGCCTCCAGGGCGGATCGCCAGTCGATGCCTCGGGCGCCGTAGATCTCGTCGTAGGTGGTAACACCAGCGCCTAGCTCAGCGAGTTGTGCAGCAGAGTTGCGGCCCACGTCGACGTTGGGAGCCCGGGGTGCCTGGATAGCGACCTCGTACCAGTCGTCGGGAGAATCTCGCAGGCTGGGATCGGTGCGGATGGCGTATTCCATCACATACTCCCAGATTCTACGGGCGGCCGAGGCCATCACCTGGTGACGGCTGCGGAACCACACTGAAGACATATCCAGGGCGCCACGGTAGACCGTGCCCTGCATTCCTTCTGGAAAAACCAGGACGTAAGGGATGCCAACGCCGGCGCACACCTTCTCGGTCAGGCTGCGCCAGTATTCGCGCATATTGACGTTGGGGCGGTCGGCTTGGAACTGCTCGAACTCGTCCCCGGACTTCAGCACCTTGACCGTGCTGCCGAATACGTTCTCGTAGTAGGTCTGGGCGGTGCCCTGACTTCCAACCACACCAGAACGGAGGCTGCTGGCCTGCACCTCACCAGAGCTGGTCTTGATCACCTGGGCCACGCTGGAGGCGAGCTTGCAGGATTCCATTTCCAGCTTCTGAAGGTCGTCCAGGTCGTGCAGGTCGTTAATGACGCACGCCACGAATGGCAGGCCGCGGAGCTGGCCGGCACGCTGGGCCTCGTAGATGTGGACGATGGAGTCGGAAGATATTGACCGGATCTCGGTGAGTTGGCCTTGGTTCGTTTCCTGCCCAATAAAGTAGGAAAGAGCGCGGCCTGTTTTGGTATCAAACCGGACTCCATCGAAGATATCCGGAGATTGATCCTGGCCGGTGGGTGTGGCCACCTGTTGAGGTTCGATGAGCTGAAGACGGGGGCGGCCCGAGTCTCCCTTGGTCAGCAGAAGGAAAGATTCGCCATCGTAGAACCATCCACGGGCGGCCAGGCTCATCAGAGTTCCGAAAGACTGCCGGGATCCGATGTCAGGGTAGCGGCTCCAGGTATCCCACCATTTCTTCGCTCGGAGATTCCAGTCGGGATTCGAGGAAGCCGGCTGCACCGAGAAGTTGCTGCCGACCGTGTAGTTCTCGAACAGGTCACCGAGGCGATTCATCACCGCGTTGTTCTGCTCGAAGAATCGGCTCTTTCGGACGATCTGCTGCCGGGTCGAGGCAGTCACATCGAACCGCACCGAGGTGTAGCTGGTATCGAGGAAGGAACGGCGGATCGAGTTGGACGCGCCCTCGTAGCGGTCGACAGGGGCCGACCGAAACTTAGCCAGGATGTTGTCGAGGAATCCCATTAGGTCATCCCCGTTCTGATGGCGCCCTCTCGACGGAAGTTTGAGAAGTCACCGCCGTAACTGGTCACAGCGACCAGGACGACAGCCATCATTTTGTTGAAAACCTGGGTGTCGGTAGGGGCTGCGATGCCGTCCTGGCCGAGTAGATAGACCGCCAGCTCGTAGTCGGCGATCAGGCTTTCCCACATCTCGACCATCTCGGACGGGGTGGGGGCGCCTTTTCCGGGCTCTGCGAATTCGACTGAGACATCCGAGGAGGATGTCGACCGGACAACCTGGCCGGATTCAATCACCGAGGCCGCGGCAATGACCTTTGAGGTCAGGGCGGCCAGCAGTGTCGCGCCACCGAGGGCGCTGTAGACACTGCGAAGATAGGCACGCTTGATTGCGACCGTGAAAGTGAACACCTCGGGCTGGAGGCTCCCACATTATTTCACCTGTTCAATGGCTTAGCTAAGACTGGACATCACTTGACGTAAGATCATTCCAGAGCATGACCATGGCCAGTTGCATGATCTCGCAGTCATGCAGATGGTCGGGCCACTTTTGGTTGCGCTTCACCCAGACGTGCTTGATGCGGCCGGCTCGATTGGCTTGGGGCCGCAATAGGTGCGAGTCTAGGTGTCGCCAGTAGAGATCCGGATCAGCCACATAGGCGCCTTCGGCCTGCACACTGGGCGGCTCCTGGTGAACGCCCCATTCCCGGTCGATGTCTCCCTTTCGAAGTCTGGACAGCATATCCCGGAGGTGCTCGGTGTCGAACACCAGGAGGGGCTGCACCACATCGGCCCTCATCGAGGATGATGTCGACAGGCCGAACGGGTGCACGGCGCCGGAGGTTGTTGTAAATCGCGCACCAGTCTCTCGGCCTTTGAGCGGCAGCCATCCGACCAAGGCAGGCTTTCGGAGTCCGCCTTCGGGCGGGAAACGTAGGCCGCACGGGTAGCTGATGGGGTTGGATGTGATCGAGGAATAACTGCCGCAGGCATCGTAAACCGTCTGCGTGTTGAAGCCCGAGTCGATGCCCACATCCATATCGTGCACCTCCAAGGCCACCTGCACCCGGCGTAGGGCTGCGAAGTCATCGGCATGGCCGGCAGCCACTAGGGTGCTATTGCCGTCCTTCCATTCCCGGCAGACCCACCACAGGAACGGCGCCACAGCCTGGACGTCGGCGGTCAGATAGCGGCGGCCTCCGGTGATAGAAACAGCAGCCGATGCCTCGGGACGCTCCTGCTGCACGTCTTGCTGCTCCCAGGGCTCGGCCAGATTGCCATTGATGAAACCCTGAAGGCCGGCCATCGAGGATTTAGCTTCGAGGAAGGCCACGGCTAGGTGTCCCCAGGTGCACTTTCGATCCGGGCTGTAGAGGCTGCTCAGATGGTAGGATCGCACGCCTGGCATGGCGTTGGGATTCTCGGGGCGCCACTGGCCATGGCGGAGGGCTGCCACCTTGTGGGCGTCGGTGATGTGGCCGAGGCAGAGCTGGCAGACGTAGTGGGCGGAGGCCCGGACTTTGGCGAGGTCGTGTTTGCCGTCCTCGGTCTTAGCGTCGTCCCAGGTGACCTGGCGCCATTCCAGTTTGATCAGCTCCCGGCAGTGGGGGCAGGGCAGGTAGTACCGGCGTTGGTCGCCACGGAGGAAGCGCTGCCAGATCCGGCCTTCGACCACGGTGGGTGTCGAGGTCATGAAGGCCTTGGAGCTTGAGAAGCTCTTGAGGCGCTGCTCGGCCAGGTCGAGGGCGTCGGCTTCTTTGCTGGTGGCCTCGGCGAACTTGTCGACCTCGTCGGCAATCAAGACGCGCACCGGGCGGCTGGCTAGGTTGGCCGGGCTGTTGGATCCGACAAAAGTCAGGGTCGACCGGGTAAAGTTCTGCTCCAGGTTGGTGATTTTGTCGGCCTCGGCCGGGAAACATTCCAACATGGTCGGGCTGTCCTCCAGCATTGGTAGCCAGCGGGACTTCGAGAAGGATCGGGCGAGATTCTCGGAAGGCATGAGCCACAGGGCCGGGCTTGGTTCGTTGGCGATCAGCCAGGCCAGGCCGGCCATCAGGGTGGTGGTCTTCGAGGTTTGGCTGCCCCAGCACAGTGTCACTTCAGAGACCGATGGGTTCTTCCAGTCCTCCATCGGCTCCCGGGTGTACGGCCTGACAGACGTCGAGAACGGTCCCGGGTGCTCGGTCTGGCGTTGGGTAAGCCGGAGGTTGGCCTCAGACCATTCGACCACCGTCTGCTGCGGGGTCGGCCGGTAGAGGCTTCGGCGGTAGTCCAGAAGGGAGCGCTGGAGGTCGGTCAGGTTTTCCATGGGTCGGTATTGTGTAACGTCTTAAGGCAGACCTCCTGGACCCACCTGGTCAGCTCGCGCTCGGCGTGCTCGGGGTCATGCGGTGCTATTCGGCCGGAGAGCTGCTTGGGCATGGCCTTGATCAACGAGGCCACGGCGCCGTCGTGCTCCTGCATCACCCGGCGTACCCAGTCGCCGGAGACTAGGCGCCGTTCCTTCTCGGCCTGGGCGATCACCTCATCCCGGGCGGAGGTCAGGTTCTTGGCTGCTGCGGCATGGATGGCCACTAGGC